AGTTGACGTGCAGCCTTACCAACGAAACTGGCCAGCGTGTCACCCAAAGCCTGCACAGCACTCAAGAGTTGTGGCAAGCCTTTTGTGTAAATCCAGTCATATCCAGCCATCAGGAACTTAGTCAGGTTGCTGATGAACATTGGGATTCGAGGTTCAATCCAACCAGTCAAGGAATCAGCGAGCTGGTTAATTCCTGCATAAAGCATTGGCAGACCAGAAGTCGCAATCCATTCTACGGCCTGGGTAATCATCTGACCCAAAGCCTCCACCACCTTCGGTGCAGATTCTTTGAACCTGGTGGCGATGAAATCAAACCCGCCTGACAGACCACCTTCTTCTAAAGCTGAAGCAAAATCACGGAAGGCTGGGAGCATTGATTCGTTAATGAAGGACACAGCACCGACAAACGCTGGAATCATTACTGAACCAATCTGAGCAGTTACATCTGATAATTGTGCTTTTAAGATTTTCTGCTGCATAGCCAAGCCACCGCTAGTTCGAGCAGCGTCACCTTGAGCCAATGATGTTTGTTCAAGAATTAAAGCATACGACGCTTCGGTTTTAGCGTTAACACTTAATGCTCCAGTCCCCTTATAGAGACCCAACTCACGAGCTTTTTCTTTCAAAAGAACATCGGTGAGCGCAACACCATATTTCTTTAACGGTTCAGCTTCACCAGATAGACCAGAACGCAAAGCAAGAATTGCTTCTTCAACACTTGTGTTATTGAATGATCCCAAGTCGGCTGCTAACCCGATGAGGGTTGTACTCATTTCAGCAGCTTTAGCCTGACCAATCCCAAAGGCCTGCATCAAGTTTCCAAAAGTTCCTGTTGCTTCAAGAGCAGCCTGTTTGGTGATACCAAACGAAGTTGCAGAAGTTTTAGCAAACTCATTAACAACGTTGGCTGAAGAACCAAAAACTACGTTTACTTTGGATTGTGATTCAGCTAAGTCTGAGGCAGATTGGATTGCCTTATAGGCACCAGCACTAGCAGCTGCGAATGCAGCAGTACCGGCAACCGCAAATTGTTTGAACGATGGCATGACACTTTTGAACTTTTGACCGAAGCCAGTATCAACCTGTTTACCCAAAGTCCCTAAGTCATCCCCAACTTTCTTGATGCCTTTGGTGGCACCCATAATATCGGAAATAAACTTAACAACGAACGTGCGCTCACCAGCCATGCGACGATTCTACTCAATAACAGACAACCCATTCCGCAAAGCCCTGAACTCATTAAGCATCGCCGAATACAACTCTGCGTCTGACAGACCATCCCAACGAGAAATATCTACAGGAGCATTCCACCAAGCCTCAGACATCATCTCTGCACCAGCACGACGCTGACGAGGTTGACGCACCTGCTTTGAGCGAGGTGATACAGGATTGATGACAGGTTCAACATCCAACTTCAACGATGAATCAAGCAACTCGCCATGACCTTCATGGAACTCAAACGGCTGATCTGGTGCGTGTTGAGGGAGATAAAAAATACGTGCAGGGTCTTTAGTTGCCTCGTCACCACGAAGGTTGATTCGCTGGTGCAGTTCCTCCCAGACCACCCGCCACAAAGACGCAGGCACCTTCTCCGCTAACGGCAAAACAAGGTGATAGTGAGGATCGTCTAGACGATGCGAATAGGTGGAGTAAGCAAACCATTCCAAACCGTCAAGACGTGCATGGTCAAACGCTTCACCGTCCATGTCCACAACCAACGCCTCAACAAACCTGACATTACGGTTGCCTCTGGTAGTACCCAAGTCATACTCAACCGGTGACCACAACGCCCCAGCCTGTTTGACTGCGTTCTCCTCATGGAACGACAACAGCTCTTTCAACTGCATCCAAGACGAAGCGAACCGCTTCGGATGTATCGACTTTGTATTAGTAAATAAAACTGCCATAACCCCTCCTCCTAGAAGGGTACAGGAAACTCACTCAAAGTCAAGCATTATTTTTTTCAATCAATCCTTAACAAAAACCAGGCCAGAACTGGTCATATTCCATGTGCCACCAGCGACAGCACGGGCTTTAGCTTTCTCGGCATTATCATCAGCCAACTTTGCCAAAACTCTGTCAATAGCAGCCAAATACTCATTAGCTATGTTTTGCTTTTCTTTACGAACAGTAGGCCAAAAGAAGTAACCGGAACGTCCACGATGACGCAAAAATTGTTTTGTCCTAGGCGTAGCCCCACCACCGAACTCGGCACCAAAGAACACATCGCCTCTGGTGACTTTACGCTTCACCCTTCTATGCGTTTTGATGTTATAGGAAGAAGTGAACTTGCTTGATTTTGATTGGAAAAGGGAGTTTTCTTGAAGTTTAATAGTTGGGATACGATCTCGACTTGCTCTCATCCCTTTCATTACTTCAACAGCCTGACGGCTACGAGTTACAGTTCTAGCCTCATTTTTGGCTTTATCAAGAAGATTCTGTGCAACTGATTCAGCAGCCTTACGCATTTCATTATTAAAATTAGCGTTAGCCCTAGAAGCATCACGAAGAAACTTACCGATGCCATCAATCTGAATGGCATCGTTGCCACCAGTAATTGAAACTTGTCCTGCTCTGCCAAACGCTTCTGCCATAACAACAGACTACTTGTTTAGATGAATTGCTCTCCAACGCAAATAAGCCAGCATTGTAAATAGCATTCGAGGGGTTTCTGCCAGCAACACCGATGGTGCGATACCTGTCTCAACAGATAGGTATGCAATCATCCAATGGGCTGACTGGTCTCCAAAGGGACGATCACAGCTTGGTCAGCGTCACCAATCGCTAATGATTCAATGTCATTAATCCATGAATCAAAATCTAAACCTGTTTTCTTTTGACGATGCTCAGAGTGCCAACCTATGTAGGCCAAGTCTGTGAGTGTTAGTTCTGCTTCAAACTTTGCAACACTTCGGTTGAACTTGTTTTCAAAAGCGATGAAGTCAGGAAACGCAGCAATAACTGTGCGAGTCTTCTGATCCAATGCCGATGTAACTTCAAGGGCTATTTTCATTATCTACCTCCGCAGGTAAGGGTTGTTAAAGAAAAGTTATGCGCCAGTACCAGTCTTAGTTACAGTACCGTCGATTGGGTAGGTGACCGATGCGGTAGCAAGATCGCCAACAGCACCAGCAACAGGAGTCCAAGTCAACGGAAGTACGTTGAATGCGTACTGTGGGTTTGAAGAAGAGGCTGAGCCTGTTCCGTTTGGCTTAACTGTTACAGGTACAGCAGTACCGGCATTCCAAGCATCGTAGAACAACTTCTCGATGGTTGGGTAATCCTGATGCAACTCAAGAGTGATGGAGTTGTCTGCAAGACCAGCAACACGAGTTACTGCACCAGACGAACCGAAACTAGTTGTAGCTACTTCCGCTTTTGAGAGGTTTAATGTAACTGATGCTACATAACTGGTTATGTCTTGGTTAGCTGTGCCGAAGGTGACCGCTACGTTTGTGAGAACTTGCTTTGCCATGTTTGATACTCCTGCCTTCCGGCACTCGAAGAATTACTAATGAAACTATACACGCCAGCAGGACGACGAATCAACAGACTAAGCGTACACCACCACACGGAAGTCAACCATCAGATACGTCGCATCGTTGCCATCCATCGTGGAGATATTGCTCGCAGACTCGACTAGCAAGTTCTGCACCACCCCACCCAAAGACCGATCCGCTTCCAACGCTGCACGAACCGAAGTCGTACCCTCATAAGACAAAAAGCCATCCAAAGCCCTCTGAGCTGTGCGCTCTGCTGACCTGCCCACAACTACAGACACCACGAAGATATGGGTTACTAGCCCGCCACGCATAGCCCCGTTGTAGGTGATTGAATCCAACATAGGCCAAGCGAACGGAGCATTCAGATTGTCTGGTTGCTGAGCGTAAGCCCGTAAGCCTGGAATCGTGGCAAGCGCGTTAGAGATACCAGTCTTGATGTCGGTGACTGAGTAACTCATGCAAAAATCCGCATACGACGATAAGGCTCGACTAGTTGAGCCATATCAGGGTCAAGGAATCGAGACACACGAATCGCGCCCAAGTCACCGAACCCAGCCACACCAAGAGGCGAGTCGTAGCGTTTGAAGATGCGTGAAGCCTGAATGATTGTGGCTTGCGTGATTGGCTCCGGCACAGAAGGCCAACCGAACACAGCAGTCACTTGAACCAAAGCCTGCTCACCATAGTTCGCATTGACAGTTGGGAACAGATAATCGCCAACAGCACGAATCTTGTCGTAGCTCCACTCCAACCCATCAAGGTTTCCGTTCAACGGTTCCAACTGATAATCAGAACGACTCCAAGTAATGTCAAAAGTTCCGTCAGCCTGCGACGAAGTTTTCAATGTGATAGCAGTCCCAGCGATGTCATCAATGGAACAGTAGAAAGAATCCTCAGCCTGATACACACGCGCTGCCGTACCACTCTGCCAGAACTTGCGATTGCAATAACCATCAATCAGACGTGAAGCAGCCCCAACACAGTTATCAATCAAGTCGTCATCAAAGGTGTCAGCGGTACCGATGCGGAGAGCTGCTTTGACCTGGTTGCGTGTGGCGTAGCCATTGGTGATCGTCATGGTGTCCCGATTCTAGTTGATTGACGCAGCACCACGATATGGAACACCCTCAAGCGAATAGTTCACAAACGGGTTCAACGAATACACCTGACATGAATACACATCCCACAGGCGTTGCTTCATCGCTCGAAGGTGCATCTCATACAAACCCCAATGCGAATCACCTGGCACATAACCGTCAACCCTGTCACGCCCACCCAACGAACCACAGTCAGCCCCAACAAGGACGATGAACTTTGCGCCCATGTGCGCTGCAAGGTGCATCGCCCCATGAATGCTCGAAGACCCGATAGTCAACTGCCCTGACAACACAGGCCAATCTTTTCCATGCGGGTCAAAGGATGTGCCTGGTCTGCCGGTACGAGTACCGAACGTGGTGATGTTCGGCATGAACCCACCGAACGATCCATCGGTACCATGCTCCCGTTCAGGGGTGAAAACACCAATGCACTCATCTTGCATCGCTTCATGCTTTGAATCTTCGTGATAATGACTAAAGCAGTAATAACCTTTCAGACCGAATACTGAGCCAACGAAGTTGACTGCGATGGTTATCTTGTCGTCAAAGAAGTCTGGTGTCAGATAGTCGAGTGTTGCACCTGAGCCAAGAACATAGATGGTCTCGCCTTCGTGCAGATTCTCGTAATCGTCCATCGGGTCGTAGTGTTCTTTCAATCCCATCCCAAATCCCTTCGTCGTGTTAAATCCCAATGTCCCGCATCAGGCAACCCTGACTGCCAACGCATCGCATGAAGCGCACCATTCGCAGCGAAGCTGCGCTGATTCTTTTCCATCAACTCTGGTGCAGACAAAATCGTAGAAGAATTATCATGAACAACCCCAGCATCAGAAGTCCAGAACTTGATGTTCAACCGTGTAGCGCGTTCCTGAAAATCGTTGTCCTCGAAGTAGGCGGGAACATAACATTCCGAAAACAACCCAACCTTGGCAATTACCTCAGACCCAATCCACGCACAAGACCAACCAGGCTGAGCCTCAGTCAATGTCACCGAATCAGGTTTGCAATCGTTGTAAAAAACTTCTAACTGTCCAGGCTCAAAGAACGCATCAGAGTTCAGTATTATCCAACCGTCAGCGTGAGGTGTTGCTTTGATGCCGAGGTTCCACGATGGAGCAACACCGAGGTTCGTTGGCATTGACCAGACGTGATAGTTCTTGATATGGCGACGGTCAATGACCCAAGGGTAATCGTGCAACGTGGACTGCCCGCCATTGTCGATGACGATGAGTGTTTCCACCGGATAGTCGATGGACTGTAAGCAGCGTTCTAGTAGGTCATACCTGTTTAGGACGGGGACGATGATGACTGGCACCATTCCGACAACTCCTTCATGATTGGCTTCCAATGGCTCTCAAATACGGCATCAGCTTCATATTGGCTGGCAAAGGCCACAGCCTCGTCTGACACGCCTCTAGGGGCTTCGTAGGCCTCAATCAGAGCCTCCACGATGGATGGCACCTGTGGGGTGCAGAACCAAGACTTCTGATGGCTATCCCAGAACGGCTGGATTGCCACAGCTGAGCCAACCCCAACCAACTCAGGCTGAGCGGTGTAGTCGGAAACGATGACCCGTGTACCGCAAGCCTGAGCCTCGATAACAGGGATACCGAAACCTTCACCCATCGAGCAAGCCAACAGCACATCCGAAGCGGTGTACAACGCTGCTAACGCTTGCTGAGGGAAACCAGTCCGATACGCATACGGGTCAACAATCTTGTATTGCTCAGGCTTCACACCACACGCATCGAGCAGATGTACAAGGTTGATACCACCCATCGCACCATCACGTTCTGTGTGCAGATATAGCAAAGCATCAGGACGGTCTTGAGCGAAGATAGCGAACGCAAGAATGTTCTCACCAAAAGATTTGCGTGAAGGGTTCTGACCTTTGTTCGCAGCGTTCATCATCACAACAAACCTGTCCTCATCCACCTCCATCAACTGTCTGCCTGTGAACTCGCCACGAGTATTCGACAACTTGTGTGTAGGAACAAACACCTTCTCAAACGCATGAGGCGCATACATCGCATCAACACCCGAGTTCTGCAACATGTCCAAACCAAACTTAGACATCGCAATCGGTTTCACATTAGGACGCTTACACCAAGCCACAACCTCTGGCGGGCAAGGCGCATGGTCAATCGGAACCCACGAAGCGATATTCGGAACCTGCTCCAACGACGGAGACTTCAAAACCCACACATCAAACAACGTCATCAACATCGCAGGAATCTCACGATTCCCATTCGCCCAATCCATCCAATGCGCAACCAGCACATCATCGGAATATGGGGACATCCCTCGTGGATAAAGTTTTATGCCATTCCACATCGAAGCCATACCCTCGATGCCGTACATCGCATGGATTGCTACTTCGTGTTTTTTGGTGAGCCTTTGGACGACTTGCGCTGTTTGGGTGCCGTACCCTGTTGGGGCGAACGGGGCGTTCGAGTACCAGAGGATTCGTAACGATTCGGCATTGGTAAATCTGCCAGCTCTGGCAAGTGCGCTATTCCCCTGTGGAGCAACAACTCCGCTTCCAGGTCTGGTAACTCGACCGGAGTGTTTTTGATTATTACGAGCATTACCCACCATTCTCTCCTTCGCAGGTCGCAGGGAATAAAAAGAAATGAGGGTAGGTCGCCCTGCGTGTTCGACCTACCCTCAAACTTACACCGATATTGCTATCGGTTGCACTACCTCAAACCAATTATGGCTGGAGGAGGTGCTTGATGTGTGATGTCTGTGGCAGATCGCCGTCAGCGCGGAATGTTGCGCGGAAGGTGACGAGGCCTTGGTTGAAGGCAAAGTCATCTGAACGATCCAAACGAAGTCCACCGACGGTTCGCACGAAATACGAAGGCAAGTGACCAACGATCACACTCTTCGTACCAGTCGCAACGTCAACCATTGACGGATTCTCATAGATTGGCTTACCAAGCAACATGTCTGGGCTGTCCATTGAAAGGGCAGGCTGGAAAACATAATTTCCGGCGGTGTCCTTCAACTTGCGAACCTGACCAACGGACTTACCGTTCATCATCCAACCAACACCTGGAAGGTTGCGAGCTGCACCATCCAAGGAGTAGAGGAGGTCAATGAGGTTGTCTGCGGTGAATGCGGTAGCTGTGCCAGCCGTTCCGCCCACACTCGATGCCGTGACGATTCCGTTTGCTGTGTCAGTTCCCGAACCAACAGTCAACGCTGAACCAACAGCGTAACCGAGTGCGTTACCAACCTGATCTGCCAAGAA